CTCCTACTCCAAGTTTTACTACTAGCTACATCACCCTTGGGATAATGATGTGATAGGCGACAAATAAATAAATTAAGAATAACTAGAATTGTCAGCCACTTCTGGGCTATTCAGATACTAGGCGAATTTAAATACGCAGTTTACACGCCAGATATAAACTGGAAGGTGCAGAGTCAATTTATATTCGCAGACTACCACTATGCGATAATTTTATTATACCACTATATGTAGTATGTCAAGGTTATTCTTCTACTAAACCTCGTACCCTACGACCTGCTCTAAGAGCACCTGTTGTAGGTGTAAATTCTGATTCTTCTTGTGCTTGTAATCTTTGTATTCTTTCTCTTTCTTCAGCAGAACCAAATACTTGTGCTTGTATAAATTCTTCTATATCATAATCAGGTCTCTCAACTAAACCTTCTGGTGTCATTCCTGGCTCTTCTACTGCTTCTGGTTGAAATCTTCTAGTTAATTCAGCAAGTCTAGGAACCTCTGCTTCTGCTTGTGCAAATAATTGTCTAGCTTGTGATTGTGTTAATCCAGCTCTTTCTAATGCTTGTGTTTCTTCTGGACTTAATGCAAACCCTCTAGCAGCAGCCTCACCACCAATTTGTGCTTGTGTAATTCTACCTTCAATAATTGCATCTCCTACTGCTGGGTCTATAATTGATGCAAATATCTGATTATCGTTTAAATCCATACCAAAATTAGTTCTATAATATTCTTTTACAGCAGGAACATTTTCTACTATTCCTGACCTAGCTGCTTCAACTCTTGCTCTAAACTCATTAGGTGCAACACCTACTTCAATTAAGTCAGCAAATGTACCTTGGAAATATTCTGGATTTAAACCATAATCCTCTAATGTCAAACCAAATGATTCTTTTACTGCTGCGTAGTCTTGTTCACTAAGTCTTACAGTTCCATCATCTCTTATATTTTTAGGAAATACTTGTGCATATTCTGGACTTTTTCTTACTTCAGCAATAGCAATATCTGCATTTTGTGTTTCTGCAAAACTATCTGCGTAAGTTTGTATTAATGTTTCAGGCAACCAAGGAAGTAGTGCTCTAGCTTGTCTTAAAAATTCGTCCATTATATTATTCTCCTAACACCACCAGCACCAAATTGACCAACCATACTAGACAATACTTGATTTTTTATTTTGTCTGAACCACCATCTTTTAAACCAGCATTATATAACAATGTAGTAGCTTTTGCTACATCATTGCTTTTAACAATATCTTGAAATAATGTAGATGTTTCATCTACTGTTCCACCCCAAGTATTTGTACTAAATCCTCTCCATGGTGCAGCTATTTCTTCATAAGTTAATTCATCATTGTAACCTGGATATAAACCTTTTTTCATATTTAACAATGTTTCTTCAATATTTATTTGTGCATCTGGGTCATTCCTTACCATACTTGCCCATTTATTTATTTGTGAATCTGAAATATTGCCACCAAAAACAGGTCCTAAATATTCTTTCACAAGTCTTTTAACTTGTGATTCACCTGCTCTAGTAGTGTTATAATCTACTTCTCCTGATGTAATAAATTCATTTAATTTTTCATCTATTTCTGCTTCTAATGTAGGGTCTGCAAGTATTGTTATTTGGTCAGATGTAAATGCCTCTGACCATAAACCTGTAGTATATCTTTGGGCAACCCAATTTACTAACTCATCAGATGGATTTGCTATACCTGATTGCTCCATAAGATTTTCTATAGCTAATCTATCATCATCTATTTTTCTTTGTGCATCTGCTGGTAAATCTCCTGCAAAATCAGTAGTAACAGATTGTGCTAATAATAGCCAGTTTCTTTCCTCTTGTGTATGTGTTCTCCACCAATTTGTAGATTGCCACTCTGCATCTGTAACTGTTCTGCCCTCTAATGTAGCTTCTGCTAATAACAAAACCATTTCTTCATAATTTAACCAAGGTCTAATCTCTGCTTCTTTAGCTAATGTATCTACAAAAGATACCCAAGGACTTTGACTTGGGTCATATATATTTGGATTTGCTAACTCTAAAGCATCTCCAAACCTAATAGAACTAGCCCATTGTTCAGCAGTAGGTGTTTTGATATTTTTTTCTACCTCTGGAAATTCAATAGGACCAAATATATTTTTTAAATCTTCTAAACTAGAATCATAATAAATTGGAGTTCCTGTTCCTGGAATAAAATATACAATGTAATAATTACCATTTACATTCCAAAACTCTGCTCCTGTTGGTATTGGTGCTACTGTATCACCTTCTTCACCAAATCTTCCATAAGTAAAACTTGTAGAACCAGCACCAAAATTTGTATTTACTTCATCACCATTACTGGGTGGTTGTCCATCAGGACCATATAAATTTAAAGTAGATAAATCTACATCTGGATTTACTAATGTATCACCAGCACTTTGCTTATCTTCATATTCTTGTGCAATAGTTTTACCAGATTCTTGTACTTGTGTATCTATAATTTCTTGTGTAATAACACCAGCACTACCTACATCTTTCCAGTAACTACCATTAAAAGGTCCCCCTTCTCTTTGAGCTGTGTAGTAATCAAATTCTGCTTGTGAGTTTACAAATACTCTATTCTTTTCTTCATCTTCAAGTATTCTTCTCTCAAACCCTGGTTGTGCTATAAATACATAATCAGCCATATTATCTCATCAAACTTTCTGATAGTGCTTTTAACATATTTGCATATATATCATGCAAATTTTGTTTCTCTTTACTATCATACTCTACTTTTACTGGTTTATCTTGAGCTTTGCTGTAAATAGGATTTCTTTTAAATAACTCTTGTTCTCTTTTAGTTCTAGGATTATCTATAAAAGAATTTGACAAATCATTGTATAATTTAGTCCATATCATATTTAATTCACTGTTGTCTTGTTTTGGTTCATTAGTTACAACTGGTAAAGGACCTGGTACAAATGTTTCACTAGGTGTTGGTATTCCTCTGTCAGGGTCTTGAACTTCTACATCTGGTTTGTCTGTTGTAGAAAAAAATATATCTAATTCTTTTTCTTTTCTACCTTCTAACCCAGGAAAATCTTTAACTGATTGTGATATAGTTTTGGTCCATTCTTCTCTAATTTTATCTTCATTACCACTACCTATTGCTTTCCACAATGCACTACGACTCATTTTCTCTGGCCTGTTCATAGTTGCAAATACTAAACCATCAAACTGTTCTTGTGTAAGTTCAACATCAAATGACTTCATTCTATTATTTACAATATCTACATACTGTTGTAAATCTTTTATAAGTATTTCTTTTGCTTCTTCTTCAGTTACAGTATCACCTATTTGTATTTTTTCGTCATCATCTCTAGCAGCATCTGTATGACCATAACCTATAGTCAAAGTACCAATTATTTTATCTCCAGGTTTTAATACATAATTTGGTCTTGCATCATCATAAGCTGTATCTTTAAATACTTCTTCATCTTGAATTATTATTATGGCAGGAGGTGATATATCCATTATCCACCTAATGCTTTTAATCGCATAATTGACTGTGCTATATTGCCTACATTATTTCTTGCCCTTGCTACATCTTCCTGTCTAGCAAGTACGCCTTCAAAATCTCCTTTAATTCTTTCTTGTAATCTAGCAACTGCATCTACTTCCTCTGGAATAGGCTCTACAGTTGTTTTAGTGGTTCCTGGCTCTCTACCAACAATGTTTATCATTCCTTGTTCTTCATCAAGTTCAGTAATAACTTTACCTGTTGTTGTAGTTCTGGTTACTTCAGGACCTTCTACTGCCATTCTTGCAATATCTTCATCAGTATAAAATTCTTTTTGTTCTAAATCTTTTAACAATACTTCGTAATAGTTTCTTTCTTTTTTTGTAGGTGTTCTACCAATAGAGCTAAATATTGCATCTACTGTTTGTAATCTTGATGCTTTATCACTTTCTCTATATGCTTTAGGTACATATATTTCTTCAAAAGGATTTAATAATTCTATGTCTATTGCTGTATCGTAACCAGCACCTGATATATAGTTTGATGCTGTCATAGCTTTTATTAATGCACTTCTTGTTGATGCACTTGGTCTACCATATTCACGACTGTAATCTTCTGTAGATAACCATTGTGTTCTTACTAATCTGTCTTGTAATGTTCGTATATCTTGAACTGACATACCATCTAACACTCTATCTTCATCTCCTGGATAATACCAATTACCATTTGGATTAACTCCATTCAAATAAACATTTGTATCTACAAAACCACCTTGACCATCTGGTGTTAAAGAACCATAACCAAATGGAGATGGTATAGTGTCTACTCCACCACCAAATGGAATATCCACTTTTCTATCTGTATCTTCTATAGCACCTGCAAAATCTACTGGTTTCTCTTCAGACCAACCTAAATTTATATAATTTTGTAATTCACTTTTATTTATTTGTAATGTGAGAAGTTCTCCATTTTCTGTTACTTTGTAAATTGTTATCATAAAATCCTCATTATGGCGTATACTGATATTCTACAATGTATAAGAAGTTTGACCTGTAAATACCTGCGAAATCTGGATACTGGTCTACAACTTCTGAACCCCAGTTAAACAAATAATCTCTCATAGCTTGTGTATTTTTTTCTCTTCCTAAATAATTTAATGCACTATCTTCAGGATACAATACAACTTTACCATCTGATGTTGTTTTCTTTAAACCTTCTTTGTTTCTTACTTTATCTACATAGTGCATAAAACCATAGTTATTTTCATCACCATATAAAAATAATTGTAAACCTTTTGCTTGTTCTGAATTTTCTAACATAAACTCATCATTAGCTGCTTTTTTAAGTTCTTCAAACTTTACATAAGGACTTACTGATTCTGTTTTTGGTAAATCCCTTGCATCTGTACCTAGTGGAAATACCTCTAATAAGTCTGCTTTTATAACTGCTGCTTCTGCTCTTGCATCTTTTTGTGATATTTCTTCATCTGCAAGTGCTTCTCTATATGGTTTATATAAATAATTAAATATTATTCTGTATGCAGTTTCTTGTGCTCTTTCTATTTTTTCATCTATTGTAAGTGTTATTCTCTGTCCTTCATCTACTTGATTGTAAAAAGAATTTATATCAAGTAAGTCATACTCATAAACATTTGGTGCAAACAAACCATAAGTAAATTCATACTCTTTAGCTTTTTCTGGATTTGCTCTAAACCATTCAACTTGCTCTTCTGTTGATGGTAAAGATACACCTAATGTTGTTGTGTTTCCTTGTACTAAATATGCAGCAGTATATATAGCGTCCCAATCTTCTGGTGTTTCTCCTATGAGTGAAGCAATAGTTTGATATGCTAAATATTCCTCGCCTGGCTCTACTTGATTAATTATTTGTCTAAATAGTGCAGTGATAACTGAATTTGTAAAATAATCATCATCATATTTTCCAAACTCATAATCAGCAGGCATAAGTGATTCAAACACTTCTATTAGGTTTTCTTTATCTAAAAAATCTTCTTGATTTGCTAATCTTTCGTTTAATTTTAATTTGTAAGCTGCCTCTGCTCTAGGTGATGATGGTGCAATACCTTTAGCCATAGATTCATACACATTTATTCTTGATGCTAAATCTATAGCATCTTTTTCCAACAAAGCTCTACCTTCATCTGTTCTAGGGTCATAAGGTAAATATCCTTTTAGCCAAGCTACTGTAAGCGTTTTTGTAGCATTTGCTACATCATTAGCCCAACCTTGTTCATCTAACTGCCCTTTTGTTGCTGTATTGTATGCTTGTTGCATATATACAGGGAATTGACCAATAGTTGCACCTTCTATACCAGGGTCACCTAATCCATAAGGAAATATTGTATCTTCAACTTTTTGTGTCCATTCAGCATCAGGCATAAACCTTTTTAACACTTTATATGCAAACTGCATCATAGGACCTGGACCTGGTAATGGTGACTGTGTAAATAAGTTAGCACCTTGCACAGGTGATGAAAGTCTTAATTGCACATCTTCATCAAATCCTGTTAAATCTCTATCTTCTATTCCATACACATACTCTGTTAAATCAGTAGGAGCAGTAGAATAAAATTTTTCTCCTGACACTGGGTCTGTATAAAAGAAACCATTATTAGTTCCTCTTTCTGTACCAAGTTGTATTTTTCTCAAACCTGTTGGATTTTTACCAAACAATCTTGGATAGTTTAATACTATTTCTTTCCAAGGTTCTAGGAATGGAAATACTAATCGTAGTGCTTCTGCTACATATCCTTTTTGATTTAGGTTATACAATAACCTATTGTGCATTTCTAAAGAGTAATATTTTGCAGCATCATTAATTTCATCAATAGTCAATCGCATATTTTCAGGTATTTGTTTTACTGCCTCTTCCAGCGAACCATATTTTTTAATAGCAGCATTTTTACCTGCAACATATAAATCTTCTACTGATTTTGGTACTTTGTTTTGTTTTATTAAATCATCAAAATGTTGAACAACTTTTATATCACCAAATGGTAATTGTGATGCCACACTTTGCCAGTAGTATTGTGTAAATGTAGGTATTCTCTGTAATTCAGAATCTGGTAACTCACCTAATGTGTACCATAAAAATTCTGTAGCTTTGTTAAATTTTTCAAAAAATTGATTTTTAATTTCAGAACTAGCTATCCAATCTGGTGTAGACAAAACATTTGGAGCAGCAACATCATATTTACTAGACAAAAATTTCTTTACTAATTTCTGATTGGCTGGTGTCCATCTAGCAAAATCATCAAAAGTAATTACTTTGCCTTCAAAATTTAATGTTCTGTTTGCAATTAATGTAAGTAAATCTTCATCACCCTTTGTCAAATCCATAATCCAATCTCTGTAATCATCTACATACTTGTTTGCATCTTCTAACTTTGCAAATGGGTTCATAGGGTTACCATCAAAATCTAACCTTGTATCATTTAACTCATTCCTAAGTTTTTTTAAAGAACCACTCCAAAAACTTTGTTTAGTAGATGTCAAATCACTTCCATCTAATATTTCTTTTGCTAAGGATTTTGCTAAGTCACTTTCTATTGGCCATCTTAAATTAAGTTGCCAAGAAGAAACAAAGTTATCTTTTGGAATACTTCCTTTAAGTACTCTGTTCCAAGTTTGTTGTGCAAATTCTTTTGATGCTATTTTACCAAATACACTAGAAGGTCTATCTGCAACAATGCCTTGTACTATTTCATCATAAGCTCTTTTGCTTGGTGCTATACCTTTTCTTAAATCATTTCCTAAAATGTCATTGTAATAATTTGCCCATACCCAGGTAGACATTGGAGATTCTATCCAGTTGTCTAAACCATCTAATCCCATTCTGAATTGACCTTCTCCAAACAAACGAACAGGCCAAGCTATTCTAGTAATTAATTGTGTTGCTGTCCATATTTTTTGTGCTGGCCATAATACACCATCAATAAAATCTCTTGATGTTTCAGGTATAAAACTTACTAACATATCTATTTTTGGAACTACATTTTGTAATAAATTTTCTACAGGTAATTTTATTCTTGAACTTTCTGGCAAATCATCTACAAAGTTTTTTGCTAGGGTTGCTAATTTAGTATTACCTACATCTATATTTGTGTATTTCTCTACTGTTGATAATGCTCTTCTTATATCTAATGGTTTACCTAAAGACCATAGTTCATCAAAGTGTTGTCCAATGTCAAAAGGTGTAGGTAAATTTATTGGCTTTCCATCTGGACCAGGAATACTTCTCATACCTTGAAATACTTTTTCTATTGGTTGTAAACCACCACCTTCTGTTTTTCCTAAACTTGCCCAGTAAGAACGAATATCATATTTGTTAGTTCCTGATATTTTTATTTTTCCTTGTAATTCATCAAAGTAATCAGATACCTTTGCAATAGTTTTATTTGAAAAACCTTCTGATTTCATTAATACTTTTACCTGTTCTGGTAATTTCTCAAATAATATTCTTGACATTTCTGTTCTATTACCAACAACAGATTGTTCAGCAAACTCTATAGATAATTGATTTGCAATATTTCTAGGTACTTTAAACTCTACTAACCATTGATTGAATACTTTTACAGAATCTGTTGCATCTTTATACATAGCTCCTGAATCTGGTGTCCATTCACCAAATTTAGAATATGGAGCATTAGGTCCTTTTATTTTTTTAGATAAAGCATCTACTAAATTTTTGTTATATCCAATACTATTTTTTGTCCTTATTAATGCAGGTATTCCTTCTGATTGATTT